GCCAATGACCAGGAGATTGACCTCGGCGAGGACATAGAAATACTTGCCAATGAAATCATCAAGTCAAAAGGCGCTATCAGCGATCTTGAGGAATATGTCAAGATTTGCGAGACAAAAATTAAAATCAGAATGCAGGACTTTTCTAGCGCCAAAGCTGGTAAGTTCCAGATCAAGTGGCCCATGCGTCACTACAAAGCACAGCCAGAGAAGATTACTCCTGCGAAAGAGGCTTACTCTGTGCGCCAGTCAACCCTCACAATCAAAGAATTATGAAGTGCATCATTTGCGGTGGGTTCACCAAAGTAGAGGAAAGCCGTGAGCGCGAGGATGGCTCTCGTCGTAGACGCTACGGGTGTACCAAAGACCACCACTTTACAAGCATTGAAATCCCTCTGACAGACGAAGAAATGTCTGGAATGCACACAGAGATTCGATCTGAAATTATGAAGATTGCGAAGCAAAAACACCTGGATTCCATAAGGAGAAAGATGAAATGAAAGAGATTGCAGCAGCCTTGGTTAAGGCACAGATGGCCTTTGGCCCAGCCCTGAAGACTTCCACCAATCCGCACTTTCGCAGCCGCTATGCTGACTTGTCAGCGTGCGTCGAGGCTGTGATTGATGGGCTCAACAGTAACGGTATCGCCCTGGTTCAGAAGAACCATCCCCACCCAGATGGGGTGGTGGTTGAAACCCTGTTTGTCCATGAATCCGGCGAGGTTCTGGACTGTGGACAGTTGTTTGTTCCAGCCAGCAAAGCAGACCCGCAGGGCTTTGGCAGCGCCTTGACCTATGCTCGTCGGTATAGCCTGATGTCAGCTTGTGGCATCGCGCCAGAAGACGACGATGGCAATGCCGCCAGCAAAGCACGACAAGGCTCCAATCCGCTTGATAGCATGAAAGCGCCAGCCAAGACTGGGCAAACATTCTTGATGCAGATTCCAGGCAAGGAACCAATATCCTATTCAGACAGCAAGAGCTACATGGACGGGATGATTGAGGTTAGAGAGAAGGTCGAGAAAAGCAAACTGGAAACGCGCACAAAAATGACCAAACTGCGCGAGCTCAAAGAAGCCAATGAGTCTGTGGTTGACAAGATAGAAGTTACAGACAAGGCAAGGCTCCTGGCAGACTACCAGGCCAGACTAAAACGCCTTGGTGCTCAGCTTCCAGAAAGCACAGAGACAGCCTGATTTGTGTGCAGAATGCGCTCTTGCAATCCGATTGTGCCGCCATTGATCTTCTTGGTCAGGGCTGTCCACTCGGATGCTTGAGCCAGTCTGTTGCAATCATGCGTTGACCAGAACCAACCAGCAGTCAGCGCCGCATATTGTGGAGTAGCAACAAGGTCAGGATTAGCCACGAAATCCACGCCAAGTGCCTTGCTAGCGTGAAAGTAGTTTGCGTGTCCAGTAAGCTGGATGCAACCGCGACCCCGAAAACGAAAGCCATCGCCAGACGCTTCATCTCTGTTCCCCATACGATCTGCGTACACCTTGTTGGCAATCTTGCGAGGTTGACGGGCGTACTGGTCGGCAATCTCTTTACTCGGGAATCTCTTGGGCCACAGCTTCATCAGAGTCTCAGCCCTGTAATTTAGGTTTTCTTCTAGGATTTTGAAGTTGCCACACTCGTGCCCGCACTGCCCAAGGAAAGCAGCCTGTTGCAACACAGAGGCAATCCCGAACCTGTCGAAAGTCTGGTTCAGCGCATCAACCCACTCTGCCCCAATGTGCAGCTTCTTTAATTGCTCAGCGGTTACTGCCATTTAATTGCTCCCTTACTGCTTGGTATGCGTCGATACAGGCGTTGAGTTGGACGATGGCTCTGTCCCCTTCTGCGGCGATTGCTGCAATAGCTGCAAGAGTCTGTCGCTCAGATTCGCTTGGCGTTTCGTCCCTATCTCCGGCGGCAGGGGTGGTACTTGGGGTGGCTTGTACGCAACTTGCGGAGGGGAGGCGCACCCTGCCAGCACGAATAGCCCTGTCAAGAGCGCCTTGTTTTTCAGTGATCGCATTGTTGGCCTCCAGTAATGCCTTGGAATTGGCATTGATTTGCTCTGTAAGTTTCTGTTCAGTTTCCCTGGCTTCCGCATTCTTGCGGGCAATCTCCAGTTGCATCTCGGCATCACGCTGCCACCAGCCTTTGTGATGCCCATACATATAGGTCAATCCACAGGCCAGAACCGCCGCCAGGATGAACTTTGGATTTGGTAAGCCAATCATGTCTCAGCCTTTGCCAAAGCACGCTCGTGGGCGATTTCTTCTTTGGCTGGGTCAATGTAATCAGGCGGTGTATTCGGAGGCGGTGGAGCCCTCCAGTTCTCGTCCAGGTCTGGATTGGTTATGCCCATCCAGTTAAAGTTTGGCATCCCAGAAGGCTGTGGTGCATGGGCTGGAGTAGATGGCGCAGCAGGAGCAGGAGGCTGCGGTTGCTGGGTAGAGGCTATCTTCTCGGATAGACTGGTTACACCCTTCTTAGACATGACACCGCCAATGCCACCAACAATAAGCAGAACAATATCGTTGAGCATCTTTGTATAGGCTTGGTCTATCGGGGCCATCGACTTGATAGGCTGCGTCACAAAAGTGACGGAGTACAGCATAAAGAAGACGATGCCAGCCAGGATGACGGTAACGGTCAGGACGACCAGCGCCCAAACCCTGACCTCAATTTCTTCACTGGTTAGAAGCCGCTGATGCTGGTGGTGTTGCTGCTGGGACTTGTCCAATTTGCTTCTCCATGATTGGTGCTACGAGATAGTCTGGGCATTGCTGGGTAAAGAGGCACTTAGGTCGCTGGCATTCTGGCAATTTGAAATTGTCAGGGTTCTGGCATGGATAGCGATACCTGTCCTCACACCCCATCAGGGCCAACAGGCTCAGGGTCAACACGAGGCTTCTCACGCTTCTTCTCCTTCTCGTCCAGGCGCAGAATCAGCGCCTCGTTTCTCTTTATCTGCTTGTCCAGCCGAACAGTCAGATGCAATGTGAATGGAATCAAGAACAACAGGATTATCAGAATCAAAGAAACAATGGCGACCCAGTACTTGAACTCAGCGCCAAAAAGATTCCAGCCAGTTGGAGGTAGATCAGGAAGGCGGCTATCGCGAACATTAGCTTGTCGATTCTGAGTCTGCGGCGGTAGTCTCGTTGCCATTCTTCTTCCCTTTTCTGCCTCAACTTCAACTGCCGATCAAATTCCCGTTCTTCCAAAATCTGGTTATACATCTTGAGGAATCTTGAGTAGATGTCCTGTAAACCAATATCTCTTGGCGTATAGATCATGGCTTCCCTGATCTGCACAGTCATCTGCTCAATCTGCATTTCAATCTGTATCCTGTCTAACGCAGCACCTTCAATGTCTGTCGTTGTCTTTGATTCCTCCTCCAGCTTTCTGCAATAATCATTCAGTTGACGCTTGATCTCGAAAAACTGTTTCAGCTTTTCGCAGATGTCGTGGATTGCTCTGGTCTGGAATTCTTCGTAAGAAAGCTCTGGCTCTGCTTGTTTGCGATTTGCCTTTTTCTCCAGCCTCTTGTCGGCTGGCGCTGGCTCGGCGGGTTTGACGGATGGAATAATGGGAGCAGTGGGCGCATTCTTTTTACCTCCAAAAATGGATTGCCAAAATGCTTTAACAGTCGTCCATAAAGACTTAGCCTCATTGACAAAGGCTTGCGCTTCGCCAACAGCCTTTTTAAGCTCACCGATCTGCGCCTTGCCTTCCCGCAGAAACTCACACCCCTGCTTGATACCAGCAACAATACCTTGCGCTGCCATGAGTAGGGTGAAAGGGTCAATGGCTTACATCCCGAGTAGCTTCTTGACGAACTCAGCAGCCACGCCTGGGCCAAACAGAACCAGCAAGATCACCGCATAAAGCAAGTGTTCTATCTTAGTCATGCGCTTGTCACCAGACTCAAGCCGTTCCTCAATGTGTTGATACCGCTGGGCAGATGTCGCCTCATGCACAGCAAGCCTCACATCCAAATCATCAGACGACATCATGCCCCCTTACCTCCTAAAAGACCCTATTCGGGTCATTTGCGTTTTACCTTATGCCAGCACCTTGTCAGCAGAAGCCTGCGAGATCACGCCAGCACCAACCAACAGAGCAAGCACCTCGGTGGCATACGCAACTGTGCGCGGCCCCGAAAACTCGGCTTTGGCTGTCACCACCTCGGGCGCACTGTCGTTGTCCCACTTGACGCGCTCGGCCAATGTAAGCGCAAGGCGAACAGCAGATGCGTCGATCATGCGAGGTGCAGGCTCGGCGGGTGCTGGAGGCGCTGGTTTGACCAACTGACCATCTACCCAGCCATCACCGTTGACCGCATCGTCCGGCACTTGCGTGCTGTAGAACACCGCGACATCGGGGTGATAGCACTCGGCAGGGTTGCCGTGACACACATCGCGCACTTTGTCGTTTTCAATCCATGCGTATTTCATATCAATACCCCTCAGTCCAGAACAAAACAACTACGCCTTGGCCGCCAGTACCTGCACCGACTGTTCCGCCGCTTGCGGTACAACCAGAACCACCACCACCGCCAAAACCGCCGTTGCCGCCATAAACAGGGATGGCACTTGTGCCTAGAGCGCCGCCGCCGCCGCCAAGAGGGCCGCCATTACCGCCTCGTGCAGAGTAGCCGCCGAGGTCATAAGAGCCGCCGCCGCCGCCTCCAATGCCGCCTTGGCCTCCAATTCCGCCGACATTGGCGACATACGCCGCACCACCGCCACCACCTGGCGCACCGTTTCCGCCCATAGGCACTTGAGATGCCGAGCCACCGCCGCCACCACCAGTAAGCGTTCGCATAACAACATCAATAAAGTTGCCAGAGCCAACGCCATTTCCGGCAAGTATGCGAACGCCGGTCACTTCATAACCGCCGTTTCCACTGCCGCCACTTGTTATAGAGGTTCCGCCACCGTTAGTGCCTCCGGCGGGTTGATTGGTTGTGCCAAGACCAGAACCTCCGGCTCCTCCAATGGAAGAACCAGAATATCCAGAACCAGCAGAACCAGAGCCACCACCACCCGTAGCTCCAGCATTGCTGTTTGTGGTGCTTGCGTCACCCCCGTTGAAAACTCCGCCAC